GAGGACAACGCGAAGTTCAAGTTCTTCTACGGCGATTGGTCGTGCGCGAAAAAGTTGGGGCGCAAGTGGACGGATGATAAGATAGACATTAAGCCCCGCACGAAAATCAGTGGTACTGCAAGCGTTCAGGTGTCCTCGTGGGAATCTTCCGAAACGGGTAAGCATGTTGACTGTATTATTTGCGATGATTTGGTCGGTCAGTCGAATGTTACGTCAAAAGACCTGCTAGACAAGGTAATCGCATATTGGGGCGAGCTTGGCCGCGTGCTGAATCCCGACGGCGAGATGATTGTCATCGGTACGCGATGGGACTATCGGGAGCTTTACAATCACATCCTCACGCTTCAAAAGGAACTTGGCGACGCCTGCAATATCATGCTCTACATCAAGGCCGCCGAAGATGAGGCTGGAGAAGCCGTGTTCCCCGAAATCCTGCCGAAGCCGTTCCTCAAGCAGCAGCGCATGACCGACGGTGCCTATCGCTTTTCATGCACCCCGGCGGAAACTCCTATACTCATGGCCGATTGGAGTCTTAAGCCAATATGCCAAGTGAGAGTTGGGGACAAGGTAATGGGATTTACCATTGCTAGTGGCACCACCAAAGGGAAAAGGTCGAAACTTGCTGTAGCAGAAGTCCTAGAAACCAATTCGAGGACGGCGCAAGTAAATACCGTTGGCCTCAAGTCGGGGAGAACCGTCCGCTGTACCGATTCCCACAAATGGTACACCAAGAGAAGCGGAAACGACCCGTTGCACAAAACATATGCACCGGCAAAAGTCGGAAAAAAACTAATGCTCGTTACGGACGTTATGAAGGAACTCTCCATTGATGAGATTTCCGATTATAGATATTTGGGCGGGATTATAGACGGTGAGGGGTCTGTCGGGAACAAATATATCAGTATTTCGCAATGCCCGCAACACAACCCGGAAGTATATAGAGAAATAAGAGATGTACTTTCAAGGCTTGGGTTTGATTGGGGGCAATCGGAAGAAAACCCCGATACTCTGTGGGTTCGCGGTGGCGCGGAAACAAAAGAAAAACTCATTCGTTACGCAAGGCCAGCAAAAGCCAAAAAGATGTTAAGAGAATTAACGTCTCTTGGCAGATATGTTAGGCTGGAAGACGAAGTTGTCAGCATCGCACCCGATGGCATTGAGCCGGTGTACGCCCTTGTAACCACGACCGGCAACTACGTCGCTTGGGGCTATGCCTCTAGCAATTGCCAATACCTTAACAATCCCGTTAATAGGGATAATGCCCTAATAAATACAATCAACAAGTACGGCAACGAGATAGACGGTGAACCTGCGGAGGCTTTCTTCGCCAAGTGCCAGCATTTCGTTTCTGTTGACCTTGCCTATACGGAATCGAAAACGAGCGACAGCACGGCAATCGTCGTCAACGCCGTCGACCGCAAGAGCGGCAAGTGGTATATCCGCCACTACGTTGTACTAAAAACGAGCAATCCCGACGTTGTTATCGACCTGCTGTTCGACGTAAACGAAAAGTTCAAGCCCGTCAGATATGGTATAGAGAAGAACAACTATATCTCATGGCTCAAGAAGCCGTTAGAGGATGCGATGCGGCATCGCGGTGTGTTCCTGCCGATTGACCCGCCTGATGGGATACCGCATTACAGCAAGGAGCAGTCGAAGCCGATGCGGCTGCGCGGGATTGCGCCTCGGTTCAACTTCGGTGAGTGTTTCATCGCGCCGGAGATGACCGAGTTGGAAGACCAGCTATTGACGCTTACCTACGATGGCCCGCGCGGGCATGATGACTTGCTCGATGCGCTTGCGATGCAGAATGAAATCGTCATTTGGGGTAAGGGTGCCGTGGAGAACGCATACGATAACGAGGAGGTTTCAAGGGCTGGCAGGGCAGGTTCGTTTGCGTCCGCATGGGAGAGGCTATACGGCGGGCGCGAGGTTGACAAGGATTGGCTTGTGGCTTGAGGAGGACTGAAATGGCTCGGACGTACAAGGAAGAAAACATTTGCAAGAACCCGTCGCCCGTGGGGAGACCCTTTTTCGACATCGAAATGTTGGATGCTCTCGCGGCTGACGGGTGGAAGCTGGCGTACATTTACAACGACCAGCGGTTTCTGACGGGGCATAACGTTATAAAGGCACTTTTCTATAAGGATTCCGAGTAGGCCATGCCGCTCTACGACTATCGGTGCGACTCGTGCAATATCGTGTTCGAGGCGTACAACAAAATGGACAAGTGCCGAAACGCCGAGTGCCCGAAGTGCAAGGCCGAGGCGCATCAGGTGTTCATTACGCCGCCGATGGCGTACAAAGAAATCCTGCCCCACTTCGACAGGGGGCTTGGGCGATATGTCAATGACCGCTCGGAGCGAAAGCGTATCATGGCCGAGAAGGGTCTTGTTGAAGCCGATTCGTCCGTTGACAGGTTCGTGAAGGAGACGCGAGAAGAAGATGCCGACAGGAACAGAAGTAAAAGACGTTGACCTGTCTAAAGACAAGGTAGCGGGCGATACTCTGGAGCAGCGGACTATCGCGTTTGCTCGCGCCCTGTTCGAGCGGGCGAAGAAGGCACGCGAGTCCACCTTCGAGCGCATGGACGAGAACCTCGACTACTACGAGAACAACGGCACTTGGAAGAACAAGGCCATGCCGTCGTATCGCGCCAAGATTAACGATAACCGCTGCTTTGCGAATGTGGAAGCGGCACTTCCAATTATCACCGATAATCGGCCAAAGGCCGAAGTAACGGCCAATAACCCGCAGGACATCGAAATTGTCCGCATGCTCAAAGAGGCGTATGACGCCAAGTGGGACGACCTCGACCTCGAACTCAAGAGTACGCTTGCCGAAAAGTACGCGCTTGTGTACGGCGAGGGCTATTGGAAAATCTGGTTCAATCCGCTAACGAACAGCCCTTACGGGGACGTGGACGTGCAGGTGGTCAGCCCGAAGTTAATCTTCCCCGACCCCGACAGCCACGACCCCTTAATGAAAGACGCCCGATACATCTGCTACCACGCGCCCGTGATGCTGAACGACATTATCGCTCGGTATCCGAAGATGGCGGCGAAGCTGCGGAAGGCCCATATCGAGAAGCCCGTGGACGACGAGGGAGAAGGCGATGGCGACGAGGGTGGCGTTCGCGGTGCAACGGCCATTGACGAGGGCGACGAACAGACCTCGACAACGTGGAACCGCGCACGCGACCTGCCCAATAGCTTAAAGACCTACATCACCGAAGTATGGATTGACGATAAGACGCTCATCGAGCATTCGCCCGATTACATCGTAACGCCCGCTGATAACAGCGCGGTCGAGATGACCGAAGAACTGCTTGCGAAGGTGCAGGCGTCGGGCCAAGAGTACGAAATCGTGGGCGCTAAAGACCTGCCGAAGCTCGGCCTCGAAGATGGTACGCGGTGGGTTCGCAAGTATCCGAACGGGCGCATTATCGTCTATTGCCACGACGTGCTCCTGCGCGACGATCCTTCGCCGTACCTGCATGGCCGCTCGCCGTATGTGCGCTTCTTCCGCTATCCCGTGCCGGATAAGAACTACTTCTACGGCGAGATTGACATGATTAAGCCGTTGCAGGATGAACTCAACAAGCGCAAGTCCCAAATTGTGGACATTCTACAGCTTACCGCCAATCCGCCCATTATCGTCAACATCATGTCGGGCCTCGATACGGAAAAAATGACGAACAGACCGGGCGGTATCTGGACAGTAAACATTCCGGTTGACCAAGCGGTGAAGTGGCTCCAGACGCCCAATATCCCGTCCGCACTGTTCCTGCAAACGCAGCAAATAAACTCCGACATCGACACGGTATCCGGCATTCACGACGTAACGCAGGGGCGCAAGCCGACGGGCATCACGGCTGGCGTTGCAATCGAATCGCTCCAAGAGGCCGCGCAGACGCGCATCAGGCTGGCCGCTAGATTCCTCGAATATTCGCTCAAGCATGCCGCCGAACTCATGCTGTCTATCATCTGGCAGTACTACCGCGAGCCGCGCATCATCAAGAAGCGCATCGGAAATGAGTGGGAATACGAGGAAGTCAACTTCTACAACGTCGAGTTAAAGGGCGGAGTGCCGAGCGTGGCGATTAAGAGCGGTTCGACCATGCCCGTCAACAAGAGCGTCATGCGCCAGCAGGCGATTCAACTATTCCAAGTGCAGGCTATTGACCGGCGCTCGCTGCTCGAAATATTCGAGTGGCCCGATATAGAGGGGGTTCTGTCGAGACTCGGAGAGGGGGCGATGCCGGGTGCCGAAGCCGCACAAGGGGGAGCGCCAGCGGGAGTACGTCTCGCGGGCGGTTAAGCATATGATGGAGTTTGAGGGGTTGCGGCAGAAACA